GTTGGTTTGACTTCTCCACACTTATTACGTATCTCTAGGATACAATACGGGCCTGATATGTTTCCCTTTGGCACAATACACACAAATAATGTGTTAGAATATTGTTTTTATATGTCTAAACGCTCACTTAACTATAAGGTGCGCCCAAATTATAAAGGTGTGAGATCTGTGCTTAATGGAAAATTAGAATTACTCAAAACTAAAGTTTCTGCGAAACACTTAAGACATATTACTATAAAAGAACTATCTCACTTAGATTATGATGTGATTGCTAGGATAGTAGGTCCAGGTATGGCTTTACTTGAGCAGTTAGTTGATATTCAAGTCCATGATAGTTTCTTTATTGGTGTGCTGGTTTGGTTTTTGCTATTACCTAAAGAGGCTAGATCTCTAATTAATAAGTCTGATATACTGCATATTAAATACACATCTGTTGAACATTTTTCTACTTATATAAAAAAACACTTTTCACTAAGATTAAAAGCATTACAAAATAATGTTAACATAGATTTATCTCCATTCTTTGAGCTAGAAGTACTTGTAAATAGAGGAGTTGGTGATATAGATTGGTCTATAGAGCAAGAGCATAGACAAAAACCTAATGTAGCTAAAATTGATCCGAAGCGGATATTCGAAGAGGCTGGTACCTTGTTTGCGAGATTGAGGCAGCTAGGTGGTCGCCCCAAGATGTATAATTGGAAGAATTTCTGGGATTCACGTTGGCAATGGGCACCTACAGGAGCCTATTCTTCTCAGTATGATGAAGACAAAGTATATGCACATAAAGAGCATGATATGCGACACAAATTTTATGGCTTCTGTGCTATGCCTGATGTTGATTATAGTTATTTTATTGAGCGTAAGCCAGAAATGTTTGCTAAAGCTTCTGTGAAATATGAATGGGGTAAGCAGCGTGCCATTTACGGTGTGGATAATACTAATTTTATAATATCTAGTTTTGGTATGGCCGGCTGTGAAGAGTTGCTAAGTAAGATGTTTCCTATAGGACAGGAGGCAGAATCAAAGAAAGTGGCCAAATCAGTGAAAGAGGTTCTGAAAAATGGTGTACCGTATTGTTTTGATTTTGAAGACTTTAATTCCCAACATAGTACTGAAGTTATGCGTAGTGTTTTACATGCATATATGGTAGTATTTAAAGATAAGGTTGATCCAGAGCAACTAGGTGCCATTGATTGGTTATATGAATCCTTAGGTAATGTTACTATTAAACAACTTGACGGTAAAGTCTATAGTACAGAAGGTACTTTATTATCGGGCTGGCGACTAACCACATTTATGAACACTGTACTCAATTATATATACACAAAGGTTATGATGGGTGATACAACGTTTGCCACTACACATAATGGTGATGATATATTAGGCGCTGTAACTAATATAGATCAAATACGTAATATGGAGAGTAATGCCGTGAAACACAATATTAGATTTCAAAATTCTAAATGTTTCTTAGGTGGCATTGCTGAGTTTTTGCGTGTTGATCACAATAATGATTTGGGTACACAATACTTAGCACGTGCTGTGTCTACCTTTGTGCACGGGCCAACTGAGATGGCTATTCCTAATGATCCAGTGGCGATAATTAACTCTATTCTGACACGTGCTGATGAATTAACTTCTAGGCAAGCGAACCCTGAAATAGTTAGTGTATTGGAAAAAGCACAACTATCATACCTATGTAAAAAATGGCAGTTAGATAAAAGGGTAATTACGGAGTTCAGAAAAACTCATCGGATATTTGGTGGTTATACTACTGAAGTACATAATGAAGCCTTGAAATATAGATTTCACCGTACTAGGATTAAAAGTAATACTGATGGTAGTGGACCATCTACGCACGCACGAGAACCATTATTGCCTGGAGTTTTTAGTTATTGTCGTAAATTAGTACTCAAGTATGGCTTAGAAACATACTTTAAACAAATTCTAAACACTGCAAACATGGCTGTGTATAGCAGATCCCTACAATACAAGTTCGGTCTTCAAGTTGAACAACGCGAAGCTGACTCTATTGATAGATTAAATGCTACACAATATGCTATGCTTAATGCAAAATTTAGCGGAGTTAAAGCGACGCTATCAAAATCATTTGGTATACCAATTGAGGCGATACGTGGTGATGATACCTATATTATTCACCTCCTATCTTGGTGTAAAGACCCTGTCTTTGCACTTGGCCTTTGGTGCTAAATGATTAACG